AGTACATCCTTTCAATGATGTATTAGGACGGCAAGGATTATCAACAGATGAGACCAGGGGTATTACTACATCTAGTGCTCGCCGAGACATGCCCAGCATGGTGTTTGGTATTAGTACTCCTGGACCAGTTGACCGACGTGCAGGAGCCAAAACGGGATCAATCGGCCACTATGAAAGCAAAGTGTCGGGCGCATTTGTAAGCAGATTAGGCGGCTCTACTTTTGTCATGGATGATGGCGATCCAACATTGTTACGGAAAACTCCAGCCAGCGAAGGCCCGCCAGAATATGTTAATGTTGAGTTATCTAAAGACGGAGACCCAACGTTGCCTCACAATGAGTTAGTAAGGATTCGCACTAGAACAGGACACCAAATTTTACTACACAACACCGAAGATTTGATTTATATTGGCAATGCCAAAGGTACTACATGGATAGAATTGACCAGTAATGGTAAGTTAGATATCTATGCCGCAGACAGTGTCAGCATCCACACTAAAAACGATCTGAATATCACCGCCGACAGAGACATTAACATGAGTGCTGGCGGCAAAGTTAATATATTGTCTGGCGATAAAATGCATTTAGATAGTGGCGCAGACATGGAAGTTGTCAGCGGTGCCGATACTAAAATAACTACCAGCGGTACTACTCATATAAACAGTGGTGCTAATCATTTAGAAACAGCCAGTCAAATTCATATGAACGGTCCAGACGCCGCAACAGCAGGTTCAGGAAATAAACCAGGCAGAGTTCCGCAAGCAGAACCTTGGAGCGGCCACGAAAACTTAAATCCTAAAGGACATACACCTGATGCCAAGCCCACAGATGGAAAACTAACAGCAACTCTAGATACATTTAGAAAAATTGGAAAATAAATACTACTATGAATATTGAAAAAAATCTTGTTTCTAGAATTAATGTTCCATCTGCTAGGAACACTAGCATCGTAACCAGCCGTACTTATAGAGGAATCAGTACGGTTGCAGATTCTGGCACGTTTCCATTGTATGATATTTCATTGATAAAACAAGATATCACCAATCACTTTCATATTCGAAAAGGTGAAAAACTAGAAAATCCAGATTTCGGAACAATTATTTGGGACGTTTTATTTGAACCATTGACTGAAGAAATAAAAGACTTAATTATTGAGGATGTAACTGCTGTCATTAACTATGACCCTCGTGTTCGCGTAGTAGACATAACTGTCAGCGAATATGAAAGCGGTCTACAAATAGAATGTGATTTAACTTACTTGCCTTATAACATATCAGAAAGTCTGCGTTTTAGATTCGACGAAGCCAATAGCATTCTATAAATTAACTACCCACATTTTCTTACACGATAAATAACATGTGAGGGATATATATGGGAAGTATAGATAGACAAAACAGATTAATTGCCGCGGAAGACTGGACAAAAATCTACCAGAGTTTCCGTAATGCAGACTTTCAAAGTTACGACTTTGACAACTTGCGCCGTACGATGATTGCGTACCTGCGTGAAAATTATCCTGAAGATTTCAACGATTATATTGAGTCAAGCGAGTACTTGGCCCTTATTGATCTTATTGCATTCTTGGGTCAAAATCTAGCATTTAGATTTGATTTAAATGCCCGTGATAACTTCTTAGAACTAGCAGAACGCAGAGAAAGTGTGCTACGTCTAGCACGTCTGCTATCTTATAACCCTAAACGAAATATCCCTGCCAACGGACTATTAAAGTTCTCTGCTGTAAGTACTACCGAAGAAATTATTGATAGCAATGGTAGAAACTTATCAGGACAAACAGTTCTGTGGAATGACCCTAGCAACGCCAACTGGTACGAGCAATTTATTAAAATTATTAACTCGTCGATGAACGAAATAATACAATTTGGCCGTCCTCAAGATAAAAAAGTTATCAGCGGAGTAGCGACAGAACAATATAGAATCAATGGATTAAACACAGAAGTACCTGTATACAGTTTTACTAAAAATATTGATGGTCGAACCATGGACTTTGATGTTGTTTCCACAGTATTCAAAGATTCTGATTCAATATATGAAGAGCCGCCACTGCCAGGAAATAACCTAGCATTTTTATATAGAGACGACGGCGGCGGCCCAGCAAGTAGTAACACTGGATTCTTTTTACATTTTCGCCAAGGTACATTAGAGGAAGGAAACTTTACAGTAGATCGTCCTACACCTAACGAAGTTGTAGATTTAGAGTCATCAGGAATTAATAATACTGATATTTGGTTGTACGGCACTAACACACTAGGCGCAGAGTCAACATTGTGGACACAGGTAGAATCAGTTGTTGGAAATAACATCATTTATAATTCTACACAACGAAATTCTAGAAAACTGTATAGCGTACAAACTAGATCTAATGATCGTGTTAGATTAGCATTTGCCGATGGAGTGTTTGGAGATCTTCCACAAGGATCGTTTAAAGCATATTATCGTATCAGCAATGGACTAGCATATAAAATTTCTCCAGGCAATATAAAAAGCGTTACAATAGATATACCGTACTTAAATCGCAACGGTAAGGCAGAAACTCTTTCAATTGTGCTGTCATTAAAGTACACAGTTACTAATGCTAGTTCGCAAGAATCGACGGCATCTATTAAACAAAATGCCCCAGGCACATATTATACACAAAATAGAATGATAACAGGTGAGGATTATAATGTCTTGCCATTAAGTGTTAGTCAAGAAATTCTAAAAGTTAAATCTGTTAATCGTTCAAGTTCGGGAATTAGTCGATACTTTGATTTAAAAGATGTAACTGGAAAATACAGTAGCACAAATTTGTTTGGAACAGATGGAATCGTTTATAAAGAAAATTTTATAGAAACATTTAATTTTAGTTTTGCAACAAAAAGCGAAATCGAAAGCGTTGTGGTAAATCAAATTATACCTGTTCTTAAAAAGAAAACAGTATACGATTTCTATTTAGATAACTTCTCAAGTATTAACTTAGGTGTTCCGTTCATTGCATGGAATCGTATTACTAAAGCCACAAACTTATCAACAGGCTTTTTCTCAAACAATACCACAGGAGAATCTAGAACAGTCGGTGCGTTTACAAGTTCTAATCTTCGTTATGCAGTAAACGATAGTTTATTAAAGTTTGTTCCACCACCTGGATTTAGAGCATTTGATTCTAAAAATAATTTCATCGCTAACACTGCACCTGTAGCACCAGGAGAAAAACCTTATATCTGGACAAAGGTAGTTAATATTACCGGCAGCGGAGTTTTCGGAGCAACAAATACTTTACCAAACGGTGAAGGCCCTATTAAACTTAATGAATTGATTCCTTCTGCGGCAGAATTACAAAATATTATTCCTAAATTTGTTAGAGAAATATCAGACAGTGTAAGAAATAGAATATTTGATTTAATATTTGCACAAAAAGAATTTGCATTACGCTACGATGCAGTTGATACAGCATGGAAAATTATCACTGAATCTAACGTAGACAAACTTTCTAATTTTAGTTTAGGAAAAACTGGCGACATCAGTAATCAACGACTTGATGCAAGTTGGTTAATTTTATTTGAAACTGACGGAGAAACGTATACAGTAACTAATCGTTCTACTAGATACGTGTTTGAAAGTATCAAAGAAGTTAGGTTCTTTTTTGACAGCGGCGATAAAATATACGATACTAATACTGGAAAAATTGTCAAAGATAAAATTTCTGTATTGAGTATTAATACTAAGCCATTAGATGTATATCCGCTGAATAAAAATTATGACTGGGAAATCCTTGACGAGTTCAAAGGCGCTGACGGCTACATTGATAGTAAAAAAATCAGTGTAACGTTCACTGATAAAGACGAAGACGGTGTAATCGATGATCCTGAGATTTTTGAAAGAATTGTAGAAACAAGCGTTGAGCCTACTAAAAAAATTATTTTTCAACAACGTCGGACTGGTCTTGACGGAGTTACAGATTATTTCTATATTCCCAACGATGATGAATTAATTCGCACGTATAATACACAATCGGAAATTGACACCAGCGTTCCTGGAGGAATTGCTGAAGGTCAACTAGTATATTGTTTAGATGATAAACTAGTAAAAAGATTTATCAGAACCGGTCAGCCTCAATTCCAAGTTACAAATGAATATAGAGGATTCTTTGGCCGTGGGGACATAAAGTTCCAATATGTACATAGTGCGGACAGTAGTGCTAGATTAGACCCCAGTGCTACAAACATCATGGACGTATATGTTTTAACAAAGTCTTACGACACAGAGTACCGTCGATGGGTCAAACAAGAAAGTCTTGCGAAACCATTGCCACCGAGCAGTGATGCACTTTTTATTAATTTTGGAACAACACTACAAAAAGTTAAAGCAATCAGCGATGAAGTCATATACCATCCTGTAAAATATAAAGAAATATTTGGTTCAACTGCGCCAACTAGTCTTC